GAAACACCTGCAGATGGCGAGGACATCTACAAGGGACTCAATCCTGCTGTTAAGGCAGAAATCGAAGCACTCAGAAAGTTCCGTGAGGATGCTGAGAACAGAGAACTTGAAGCCGTAGCAGGCAACTATACGATTGAATCAACCACAGGAGAGTGCGTATAGGCGAAAGGAGTAATTATGACATTCAGAGAAAATGCGGCGGTATTGGAAACATACCTGCATAATATCCGGAACATCGAAGAGGTGCCACCTGGTCCTATGGAACTGGAAGCACTGGATGCGGCAATAGAGGTTATGAAAGCTGCAGTCGAGAATGTAGAGTACGGAGCATTTGCCTGGGACAAGCAGAGAGGTATGTTTGTTCAGATAGGCAGACCAGTACCAGTAAAGCAGTTGTGTTTGAACCGGTACCAGGAAAGAGTAAGAAACGGAGAGATACCGAGCTGGATCGATCCGGAGAAGTTCAAGATTTTGGAGAGAACGGTCGCAGAGATTGCAAGCGACTGGAAGGAGGCAAAGGATGAATAAAACGGTAAATTTATTTGTATTAGCTGGATGCTGGGAATGCCCGGACGACATTGGAGTAACTGTGGTTGCGATTTCCGGCGATGAGAAGCAGCTGATTGATAGACTGGATCAGATAGCAGACACCCAGGCAAAGGAGTATGTGAGCATTGAAGGCAGCATTCTGATGGAAGAACATACAGACACCAGGTACGAAATCAGTGGAAGCATCAGCGGCAATGCAAGGTTCTACATCACGGAAGAACCAGCAGTAATCAACGAGGCACTTATGGGTGAAATCAGCAGAGCAATGAGTGAGAGCGACAGAACTGAGGACGTAAAGAATTATCTGCAGGGATTGTATGAAAACGAAAACCTGGACGAAGAAAAGTACGAGGAGTTGGTAGGCAGCGAAGAGTTTCTGCAGAAGGCAGTCGAATTATTCGATAAGATGAGAAGAAAGTCGAAGCGGACCTTTTTGAACAGATGATGAGCTACGAGACGTTTACCGGCCATAACACATTAAAGAAATTCTTTGTGGGATGTGAGGTTTACAACGCTCCGAAGGAAGAATTGGAAGCAGCCGAAAAGAAGATGGAAGGGTTAAGTGTTTTACACAAACTGCTCTGCATGGTATCGGCAATGGCTGGAGAAGAGGATCTTGTAGATAATTGGCATTACACATACGACACAATAGGCGGTGAGCGCGTAAAGGCGCTGTATAAAGTCCTGGAACAGTATGGCTTCCAGTTCCCTAACGATGAAGAGAAAAGCGTGGTCGAAGGAATCAGTGATTTGTATGTAAAGAAGGAGTGTTAGTGATGCAGGAATGCGAGGGATTTATAAAAGACGCCGATTGCACCAAAGACACGCCGCTTATGTACGGAGAGCCGGATATACCGATATATGGTACCGGCAAAAGGATAATTCCTAGAGTTGAAGGCAGGAGAGACTCTTCCCATTTTGAGAAGATTTTCCTGCCGGAACTGTTACCAATTGAGGAGTACGACCTGGTTGCAATACTTCTTTCCGGAGGAAAAGATAGCATAGCTTGCTATTACAAACTGCTAGAACTCGGAGTACCAAAAGAACGGATGGAGTTTTGGCACCATGACATTGACGGTGGCAACCCGGAGAGAAGAATGGATTGGAAATGTACACAGAATTATGTGAGAGCATTTGCAGAAGCGGAAGGAGTAAAGCTGAGACTTTCGTGGAGGGTTAATGGATTTTTCGGGGAACTGTATAGAATCGGTGCAAGCGAACCGGTTGAATGGCTTGATCCGGACACCGGAGAAGTGAGGCAGTGTCGATTGTCGAGAAATTATCTACAATGCCAGGAAATTAAAGAAAAAGCCACGGAAGATATGGAAGCAGAACTGAAAAAGCTGGGGTATAGAATGAAATTTCCTGCAAAAACAGGAGATTTGAGCAGGAGATGGTGCAGCGCATATTTGAAAATTATGGTCGCAGACACGGTGATGTCAAATCTCAGCCGACTGCAGGAGTTAGAACAGCTTGGAGGGAAGAGACATAAATTTCCAGCAAAAGGCGGTACCCACCAGGGACGTTGGTGTAGCGGAAATCTAAAGGCGGCAGTCCAGGACAGTGTAACATCAAATTTGGAACAGACAAAGGAAAATGTAAAGATTTTAGTTGTTTCCGGAGAACGACGAGGCGAGTCAAAAGGGCGTTCAAAGTACAACGAAATTGAAATCCATAGAACGAATGCACCGGCAAAAGCACATAGAATAGTGCATCAATGGCGGCCGGTGATTGACTATTCGGAAAGAGACATATGGGAAGTTCTAAAGAGGCACAAAGTCAATCCGCATCCTTGCTACAGAGCGGGATGGAATAGATGCAGTTGTGCGATGTGCATATTCTCTACCCCGAAATTGTTTGCAGGAATAAAGGAGATATATCCGGAAGAGTTTGAGGCATTGAAGAGAGATGAAGAGATACTTGGCTTCACACTGGATAACAAATGCGACTTAGAAACATTCGTCGGAGATGCGGAGTCATGTGTATATCACGGAGATTTCGAGGCGTTGAGGAGTTTGATTACCGGAGAATTTACAATCGATGATGTGTATGTGAAGGGACGATGGATGTACCCGGCTGGAGCATTTCATGGAGCGGAAGGAGGACCGTGTTAGGATGGAAAAGAATAAAAGACCGGAGATCACGGCGATGTTGTCGCTCTCAATCCAACGGCACATCTGCCCGAACAATGACCCGAGAATTTACTGGGCCAGGGAAGTGACTTTCGACTACGCCACCACGAATGCAGTGCGGGTGGATTTTATGAAATTCAAGCCGGTGAACAATACTGTGTCCGGTATAGAGAAGGGAGACTTCTACTGCTACGAGGTTAAGTCCTCAGTAGAGGATTTTCGCTCGAAGAACGGTCACAACTTCCTGGGAGACTACAATTACTATGTGATGCCGGAGGAAGTGTACGAGCAGATCAAGAAAGAAATTCCATACCAGGTAGGCGTGTATGTTCCGGATGGAATGAACTACCGGGGCGAGTGGTACGACCTCAAAGCAATCAAGAAGGCAAAGAGAAAAGATAGAAGCAGGCCGGTATCGGAAATGCTGTTGATGATGTTCCGGTCTGCAGCACGAGATAGAAAGAAGGTGTTGAGCGATGGATATTAAAAACAAAAACGAATTAAAGAGAAGGATAGACCTGTTCCTGCATGACTTCACGCCGGAAGAATATAAAATCAACGAAGAGTTTTGCAAGGAAACCATGAGAATGATGGCTGATTTTATCGGCCACGTAGATAACAGACTTGACTCGGCGAATGCCAAAATTATTGCCGGAAGGAAGAGAGAAAGCGAGCTGGCAGAATATATCATCAAAGAGTGCCATTTCTGCCCGATTCCGGTTGAAGTTAAATGCCAGTACGGCTTCAGAGAGAATGGATGTAAGAAGTGCTTATTGAAACATACGGACTTACTGGATAAACCAAGGGAGGATTGACGTATGGTGGTGAATGCAAAATGCAATACCTGCAAAGAACCCACGAAATATGTGGCAGGATTCTTTGACGGACCAAGGGGCAGGCATGGATGCCTGTTTGATTGCAAAAATGAGCAGTGCGAGGTTTATCAAGTGAAGAGATTTACAGGGTCAGAGGCAGTCAAGGAAAGAATTAAGATTCAGAACTTGAACAGTCAGAAGGGAATGTATGCAGGCTATATCGCAGCGCTGAGGAAAGATGCCAAAATAACAATGATGAAAATGTCGCAGATCGCTGGATGCAGTCCGGCAGAGTACAGTTCCTACGAGCATGAACGAAAAGAATTTGATCCGGAAATATACCGAAAATGCGAAAAATATCTAAAAGAGAAGGAAGGTGGAGGGCGATGTTGACGCTGCCAATAAAAAAGAAGTGGTTTGATATGATCGTCTCCGGAGAAAAGAAAGAGGAATACAGAGAAATCAAGCCGTATTACGACAGCCGGTTTATGAATGCGTTCGGTTTTCTCCTGGTTGGCGGACAGATGGTATATGGAGAGGCGGTAACGGAAGAAATCCGGAAGCCGTGGCCGGTACCTGTAGTATTCAGAAATGGATACTCGAAGGACTCGCCGGAAGTCGTTTGCAAATGCACCCTGCATTTTGGAAAAGGTAATCCGGAGTGGGGTGCGGAACCCGATGCATTATATTATGTGCTGAAAATAGAAAAAGCGGAGGAGGTAAGAAATCATGTGTTGCTGGGATGATGGAGATTATTTTGAGCCAGGCGAATTTGACGAGAAAATCGAAGAGTTAAAGAATGAGCTTAGAGAATCGGTAAAAAAGGAAATCAACGATGAAATCGAGAAACTGCGCAAAGAGAATAAGGAACTGCAGGGTATTAAGAGAAACTTCGAGTCGGTGAAGAAAGACTTTGAGAGAAAGAAAGACGAGTGCGACAGGGCGATACGGAATGCAGAAAGCAAAGCCAAGCAAGCCAGGTTGAAAGAGTTAATGGAACATTTCAAGGTTACTCTTTGGGCGGTAAGCTGGGACTATCGGTATAAAAAGAAATGCGATAAGTGCGATAAAAACAGAAGAATCCAGGTAGTATTGCCGTCCGGGAAAACCGTGGACGATGAGTGCAGCTGCAGAGTGAATAAGAAGGTGTATTACCCAAAAGAGAATGTGCTATACGAATTAAGCGAGAGAAACAGAGAGTTCATGGCGTGGTACATGGCAAAAGGAGACAGAGGAGAAGAGTATTTTGTTGGAGGTCCCCGCGCTGAATATGCGAAGGTAGTAGTGGATCACAATAAGGATTTCAAAGATATAGAGACAGAAGAATTGAGAAAAGTATTCTTCACAACGAAGGAAGAGTGCCAGGCATTTTGCGATTATATCAATGGCACAGAAGTTTTGGGATATGATTACAATGTTGAAGGTCAGCTGGTTGCGCAAAGAGAGTAGACAGAGTAGATGAACAAGGTAATTTTAATGGGTCGCCTTACACGCGATCCGGAGGTTAGATATTCCCAGGGAGAGCAGTCTACAGCAGTAGCTCGCTACACCCTGGCAGTAGATAGAAGAGGAAGAAACCAGGAGAACTCAGCAGATTTCATTGCGTGCGTTGCGTTTGGCAAGGCGGCTGAATTTGCTGAGAGATATTTGCATAAGGGAACGAAGATTGTACTGACCGGAAGAATACAGACCGGCAGCTACACCAACAAGGACGGTCAGCGAGTATATACGACCGACATTGTTGCGGAGGACCAGGAGTTTGCCGAGAGCAAAAACACAGAGAGCAGCAACACAGGAGACTATAACACTCAGCCAGCACCGGCACCACAGCCGGAGAATGATGGATTTATGGCAGCCGGAGACGACAGCGAGTTACCGTTTGTATAGGAGGGCGAAGGATGAAGCAGTACACATTGAACAGAAAGACATATAAGGACGTTAAGAGAATGGATCATCAGCAGATGGATGCGTTCTGCAAGAATTTATACAAGGCAGGCCATGCGGACGGCATGAAAGATGCAGAAGGCTTGACCGAAGATGAAGTGAGAGAAGTTATCCTGGGCGTGAAGGGCATCGGACCAAAGAAGGCAGAGGATATTGTGAACGCTCTGACTGCAGCACAGAAAGAAAGGAGTTAGTTGACAAATGGATAAGAGTAAAGTATATTTAGAAGTACCGGAGTTCACTGGCGAAAATGTACCGGTGGCAGTAGCGGCAAGAGTAATGAAAAAAGACCAGCAGTTTATACGCCAGGGCATTATCCTTGGATTTCTGAAATTCGGAGTTGCTTTCAAAAAGGAAGGGAGCAGCCAGTACGATTACTACATTTCCCCGATGAAGTTTTGGGAAGAGACAGGTTTCGTGTATGCCGGAGAGGAATGCTAAATAAGCCGTGAGAAGTGCTAAATAGGTATAAAAATTGATGAATAGGAAACATACAGGTAACAAAAACGCCAGCGGATGCGATAAATACGTGCATTACTGTTTCCATCGAAGAAGCTGCTAAGGCTGGTAAGTTCTAAAACATAAAATCAGATAAATCAAGGATTTCAAGGCTCCCGACATTGTTCGGGAGTCTTTTTTTCCACAAAATTACTTTGTAATCGAACATGCATTCTGCTATAATCATTTATAGAAAGTGTTTGAAAGGAGGCAGCAATGGAATCACAATCCCATACTTATATTGCCATGGATCTGAAGTCTTTTTATGCCTCCGTGGAGTGCGTTGACAGAGGGCTGGATCCTTTGAATACGAATCTGGTGGTGGCGGATGCTTCCCGGACGCAGAAGACCATCTGCCTGGCGGTATCTCCCTCTCTGAAATCCTATGGAATCCCGGGACGGGCAAGACTGTTCGAAGTGATCTCCAAAGTAAGAGAAGTAAATGCCATGCGGAAAGTGCGGTCCCCTGGCGGCAGATTTTTGGGAAAAAGCACCTTTGCGGATGAATTGCAGAGGCATCCGGAACTGGAAGTTGGTTTTGTGACCGCCACGCCCCGGATGGCGAGATATCTGGAATATAGTACCCAGATCTATAATATTTATTTGAAATATATCGCACCGGAAGATATTCATGTCTATTCTATTGATGAAGTGTTTCTGGATGTGACACAATACCTGAAGACCTATGGTATGACAGCGAGAGAACTAGCATCCAGAATTGCAACAGAGATTCTGGAGAAAAAAGGGCTGACCGCCACAGCAGGAATTGGAACCAATCTGTACCTGTGCAAGATTGCCATGGATATTGTAGCAAAGCATATGGAACCGGATGATAACGGAGTCCGGATCGCCGAATTGGATGAGATCAGCTATCGGGAACTTTTGTGGGATCACAGGCCGTTGACGGATTTCTGGAGAGTCGGCGCCGGATACCGCAAGAAGCTGGAAGCCGCCGGAATGTTTACCATGGGCGATGTGGCCAGATGCTCTATCGGAGGACCGGGAGATTACTATAACGAAGATTTGCTGTACCGGATGTTCGGCATCAATGCGGAGCTTTTGATCGATCATGCCTGGGGGTATGAGCCGGTGACCATGGACCTGATCAAATCCTATCGACCGGAGACTAACTGTATCAGCTCCGGTCAGGTACTGCATTGCGCCACGGATTTTATGCAGGCCAAGATCGTAGTCCGGGAAATGGTAGAACAGCTGGCAATGGATCTGGTGGAAAAAAAGCTGGTCACAGATCAGATCGTGCTGACTGTTGGCTATGATATTGACAACCTGAAGATTCCGGAGATCGCAGATCATTATCATGGTGAAATCACGGTAGATCGTTATGGCAGAAGCGTGCCGAAGCATGCCCACGGCACTGGAAACCTTGATGCAATGACTGCGTCAGTCAGCAGGATTACAGAGACAACAATGGGATTATATGAACGGATTGTAGATCCCATGCTGCTGACCCGAAGAATCACTCTGGTGGCCAATCATCTAAAGGATGCGGACAGCGTAAAGGAAGAGCCGTTCTACGAACAGCTGGATCTGTTCTCCGGAGGCTTTTTGCAAACGGGGCAGAAGGAAACTTCCCGGGAAACAAAGCAGCTGGAAAAGGAACGGCTGGAAAAAGAAAAACACTTGCAGGAAGCAATGCTAAGCGTAAAATCAAAGTATGGAAAGAATGCGATTCTGAAGGCTGCCGATCTGCAGGAGGGAGCCACAACCATAGACAGGAACCGTCAGATTGGCGGACATAAGGCATAA